GCTGCGTTGCTCACAAAGAATGTGGCAGTCCTTGACGGACGGCCATCAGTACTCAACATCGGCGGTCAGGACTACGGTTCATACGACCTCACTATTGCAATGCAGGCACAGACATCATGACTGATTACATCGTAAACTCGCATCGCGTCGGCACCGTCGGCGAGAAGCTCAAGATCAACAAGTACATCACCGACAAGGTGATTGACTATCTGCTGAAGGCAGGCTTTATCTCTGAAGCCCCACAAGCACCCACAAAATCTGCTAAAACAGAACCCAAGCAAGAACTCACCGAGGAGTAAACCCCATGTCTGCTACAACGACCACATACCTTTCCAACCCAGACGTCCTCATTGGGGCCGTGTCTCTCCGTGACCAGTGCAGTGCAGCAACGCTGACTCGCACAGTTGAGGCTCTTGAGTCCACCGCTTTCGGTGACTTGGCTCGTTTCTATGTCGGCGGTCTTGAGGCCAACGAACTCACGCTTACCCTCTACATGAGCTACGCAGCGTCAGAGACTTACGCAACTCTTGCCGGCCTTGTTGGCACACAGTTCAACGTCATTGTCTCGCCATCGGCACCAACGACTCCAGGTACCTACTCGGCAACTAACCCCGGCTTCACATTGACCGGTGCCTACCTTGCATCGTTGCCAGTAATCAATGCGACGATGGGAGAATTGAGCACGATCGACATCACCATTCAGGGTGGATCGTATTCAGTCGACGTGTCCTGATCTAACAACTAAGGGAGAAACAAAATGAAACTCACACTCCGTGTGGACTTCACGGACGGCGCGCAAGCAACCGTCACCACCAACCTCTGGGTAATCACCCAGTGGGAACGCAAGTACAAGTCCAAGATCACACAGATGGCCACCGGCATCGGAGCCGAGGACCTCGCCTTTCTTGCCTATGAAGCATGCAAGGTTCAGAACGTCGTCGTAGACGCAGCCTTTGACTCTTTCATCAAGAAGGTGGACAAGGTTGAAGTGCTCGACTCGGAAACCGAAAACCCTACCCAAGGGGAACCCAGCGCCGACGCCTAGCAGAGCTGCTAGTAGCGACGGGCTGGTGGCCCCCAGCCATTGACTTTGACACCAACGATCTAGCGACCGTCGTTAAAGTCCTAAACGAAAGCCGCAAGCAATGACAGTCGAGATGCAGTACGAGGTCCACGGACTCAAGCAGGCACTCTCTGAACTGTCCCGCGTGGACCGCCGTTTGCGTTTACAAATCACCAAAGACTTTAAGCAGCTGACAAATCCGCTGGTGGCCGACATCCGCAGTGAGATTCCAACGCAAGCACCTCTCTCCGGTATGGCCAGAACTTGGGTCACCCAACGGGGCTACCAGTTGTTTCCTTGGAATGGATCTGCTGCCATGACAATGGTAAAGCAATCAGTCAGCGCTAAGAAGCCCAAAGAGTTTGCAGGCATTGTCCGCAACCTTGCGGTATTTGCTGTTAAGTGGCAGGGCATGGCTAACACGGTGTATGACATGGCAGGACGCAAAAACAAGAGCCTTCTAGGCGACAAGCTTGCCCAAGAGCACGGTCGCCCTTCTCGTATTATGTACCCAGCGTTTGAACGTAACGAGGGCGAGATTCAACAGGGCATGCTCGACATTGTGGAGAAGGTCGGCAACGCTGTAAACCGCAACCTTAAGGTAACTCCAAGATGAGCATCATTCTTAACATCGTCGCAGACGCAAACCTCAAAGGCATTAAGAGCGCCATCAAGGAATTTGAAAGTCTCAAGACCAACGGAGAAAAGGCCTCGCTTGCAATTCGCAAGGCTGCACTGCCTGCTGCTGCTGCCGTAGCCGGTCTTGCTGCCGCTGGTCTGTCCGCTGCCAAGGCTGCCGCAGATGAAGAACTTGCCATGAAGAAACTGGCAACTCAGATCCGCAACAGCACCACAGCCACAGACGCCCAAATTTCTGCCAACGAGGATTTCGTGGCGCAACTTCAGTACACCGCGGCCGTGTCGGACGACGAACTTCGTCCGGCCTTGTCGACTCTGGTGACAGCCACTAAGGACGTCAGCCATGCACAGCGTTTACTGCAAACCGCGTTAAACGTGTCCGCAGCAACTGGCCAAGATTTAGGGTCTGTTTCTGAGGCGCTGTCGCGTGGGTTCTCAGGCAACATGCGATCTCTTGCAGCCTTGTCCCCAGAGCTCAAGACCGCAATTAAGAATGGCGCTGACTTTTCTGACGTGCTCAAGATTCTTGAAAGCAACTTTGGAGGCGCATCTGACGCAGCTGCAAACACCGCAGCCGGTGGACTTAAGAAGATGCAGATTGCCCTTGACGACGCTCAAGAAACAATTGGCCTGGCACTGGTGCCGTACCTTGCTGAGTTTGCTAAGGGGCTGCAATCAGCAGCAAAGTTTGTAAGAGAAAACACCCCCTTAGTGATTGGCTTTGCAATTGGCGTAGGCGGTCTTGCTACGGCTCTTTTGGCAGCCAAGGCCGCAATGGTTGTTTACAACACAATCGCCGCCATCACCACGGCAGCAAACACAGCTCTTGCTATTTCGGGTTTCGCCGTTCAGATCGCCACGGGTGTCGGTATTGCCACAGCCATCGCTGGCGCTGCCGCACTTGTCGGTCTTACCGTTATGGTCAGAAACGCCACTAAAGCTCAAGGCGATTATGCCAATGCCACAAACAAGGCAGCAGAAGAAACTGGCTACTTAAAGGTCCAGATTGACAAGGCTCGAGAAGCAGGAGATAGGGCGCGTCAGGCTGAAGCAGCAGGCATTGCGGCAGCAGAAAAGGCTCGAGCCGCATCAGATAAAGCAAAACAAGCCGCTAAGAATCTGTTTGACGCCACTAAGAAAGCAATTGAGCAGGCTAAGCAATCCTTGCGGGAATACGCCAGTGGACTTGCTGACGCAGTAAGGGGCTGGGTTTCGCTTAGCAACGCTGTGTCTAGTGCAACATCTTCAGAGGACAAATACCAAGCAGCTCTTCAAGAGCGCGTCGACGCCTATGCAGAACTAAACAAACTTCAAAAGGATGGTGTTTACACCCAAGAGCAAATGGCAGACGCCACCGAGCGCGTTGCCAAAGCTGAAGCAGGAGTCAACACTGCACAGTCTCAGCGCAAGACCTACTCTCAGGCATTCGCTGAGCAGATTGCAGCCGCCAAGAAATTTGGGGGACAACTTCAGCAACTTATCCAAGCTGGTCTTGGCAGGTCTGGTCTCGCACAGCTGATGAACCTTGGCCCTGTTGCTGGTTCTCAGGTTGCTGCCGATCTTCTTGCTGGCACTGGTGGCATGACTGTGGCATCTCTCAACGCAGACCTTGGCGCAATCGACACAGCTGGTGCAGCGCTGGGAGAGTCAGCCATTGCCGGAGACATGGGACTTCTTAATCAAGCCAACGCAAGCCGAAGTGGCAACAACGTCACAATTAACGTCAGCGGAGGCGACCCCCAGCAGGTCGTAAACGCGCTACGCCGTTACATGCAACTCAACGGCTCAGTCCCCATCAGAGTGAGCGGCTGATGCCGTACACCACTCCAACGGTCAATTACTCAGCCACCCTAAACGGCACCTACACGTCTTTGACGGGTATCCAGTCGGTATCTATCAGCCGAGGTCGACAACGCTTTCAGGACAATTTCCCCCAGACAAATTGCGTTATTGAATTAATTCCTGCAAACTCCTACGCCTTGCCTTTAGCGGTCGGTCAGTTCATCGACGTTAGAGATGCCAACAGCTCTAGCTCGCCCGCTTATTTTGTCGGCGCGATTACAGACGTTTCCCGCCAGTTTGCGATGCCTTACAAATCAGGCACTGGAGCAGCGCCACAAGATCGGATAACCATCACCGCCACTGGCGCTGTAGGCAGAATGGCCAGCACCGTAATTGACACGTTTACGCCAATCGCTAGCACCGTTTCAAATGTCATAGACATCATTGCTGCAGACAACGCTGGGGTAGACATGTTCAGTGTCGTGCCAAGCATGGTTGCGGTTCCAGCAACCACTTTTCAAGGTGGATCTCTTGACTTAATTAACGGCTTGCTACGCACTGGCCAGTATTTAATCGACGATCTAGACAGCAAACGAGTTGCGCTTACAAGCTCGCAGTTTACGGCTACCAATTTTGCTGCAGGTATTGGCAACCGTCAATTTGTCTTCAGTGATGCTGGAACTGTAGGTGCCTATGAGTTTGATGGTCTTGAGTATTTAAGTTCGGTTCAAAATGCGTTTACCGAAATAGAAGTTGTTGCTCCAGGTCTTGCAACACAAAAAGCCTCTACAGGTTCTGCACCTTTCAACTCTCTGGTCTACGACACTTACAATGCGTCAACGGCCGATGCTTTATCTCTTGCAAACTTTATTCTTGCGACGCAAGATCGCGTTGCAGTGACGCCGTTCTCAATAACTACCAGCACCATCCAGTCGCCTACCTGTACCTTGATAAGCCTGCTAAGCACACGTGACATTGTTAGTCCTGGCGCGGACGTCGGCATGAATTTAGGCGCTGGGGTGACTGTAATTTTTCGTGGTACTACGGCCGCTGCTCAAATTCAGGGCATTAACACTTTCTTTTATCCGGACTATGCACGAGTGCAGCTCTATCTCTCGCCATCACTTGGCACACCGTTTACACTTGACTCCAACACGTTTGGCGTTTTGGACACTAATAGATTGGGATACCCATAATGGCAACACCTCCAACCTTTACCGCAGGCTCAGTCCTCACGGCTGCACAGATGAACGCTGTCGGTTTGTGGCTTGTCAAGACCGTCACTATTGGCGCAGGCGTAACCAGCGTCCCCGTCACTTCCTGTTTTAGTGCCGATTACAACAGTTACAGAATTGTCATTACTGGCGGGACTGTTAATAGCAATGGCTCAATAGCGATGCAATTAAACAACTCAACGGGCACCACATACGGTCAGTTTGGTTATTTTGGCAATTTTAACACTGCAACATTGAATGCCTACGGGCCTCCTAACTTGGCAAGTTGGACTGATGCCATCATTGCAAGCACAACGGGTTATTCGGCATACATTGACATTTCAAACCCATTTGTTTCTGGTCGCATTACCACTGGTAAAGCCCAAAGCGTTAGCACGGTAAGTGCTTATGACTTTTATTTACGAGACACAAATACAAACTCAAACACAGGTTTTACATTGACCCCACTAAACCCCGGAGTGACCTTTACTGGGGGAACTATTTCAATTTACGGTTACAGACAGTAGGACATTATGACAAGACCATTAATCCAAATTGATGACATTGGGACGACACGAGAAATGACAGACGAGGAGTTAGAAGCCTATGAAACGCTTATTGCTGACTATCAGCCTTTGCCTAGCGCTGAGTAGTTGTGGCTATGACGGGTCATACCGTTACCCCTGCCAAGACCCAGCCAACTGGGAAACTGCCGACTGTAAGCCACCAATCTGTGAACCATCAGGGACCTGCACAAAGGATCTAATCGATGCCCCCATCAGTACGACAACACCCTGATAAGCGCCACACGCCCGAGGAAATCCACGCAAGGCTTATCTTCATCATCGGCATCACACTGGCCGTGGTGTTTGCAGCGTCCGTGCTCTCAATGCTGTACGCGCTCATCTTTATTACCCAGCCCCTAACCTCCCAATCCCCCAATGACGCCGCATTCATAGATCTTGTATCGACTCTGTGCGTATTTATGACGGGGAGTCTGGCGGGGGTCCTAAGTGCAAATGGTTTGAAGAGCCGTCCCAAGGAGCCAACAAAATGAAATACACCGGATACGACAAGACCGCTGAACAGCGGATGAAAGGCACCGAGCGTTTCGTTGAGCTGTGCAAGCGCCGTTGGGGTTTCAAAAACTTGGGGACGCTATCGGTCAGGCAGATGCGATCAGGGCAGGGCATGTCTGTCCATGCGACTGGCAGAGCCTGCGACATTGGCTTTCCTGATACGAAGCAAGGACACGCAGACGCCGTAGAAGCAATGCTCTGGTTTGTCAAGCATTACAAGCAGCTTGGCATTGAAGAGGTTCACGATTACGGCGGGCTTATCAACGGCACGTGGCAGGGTTGGCGCTGTGACCGCAAGGGCAAGCCCGGATGGAAGAAGTGGACTGACACTGATAACGGTGGCTCCAAAAACGGACGCTGGATCCATGTGGAACTGGCAGGAAAATCAAACGGCGGTTATGCCGAGGACGACGTTGCTCTGGAAGCAGCTTGGAGAGCGCTACCTAAGCCATAGGACTCTTGCCGGCGACGGGACATCGCCCGCGAGATTAGGGGGTGGGATCGATGTTTCTCCCCGATCCTGCCCCCGCCCCCTCGGGGTGCTTGACATGTGTTTACACGGTCGCTACTGTGTTTACACACGGGGTGCCCGCCCCACACACAAGGAGAAACACAATGCCAGAAATGGACACATTCCACGCCACAGTCCTCGAGGGATACTGGTGGGGACTTGACGCCTACGAAATCGCAGAACAGCTCGGAGCTGACCCACGCGAAATCGCCACCATCACCGACACATTCCGAGACTTGGGGTACTGACATGGGATTTGATGACCTTCCATTATTCGCCGGCATTAACCGCCCGCCAGTTGACCGCAACGTCACACGCACAGGACCTCAGGAGACGTCACAGGAAGCCGCTAGACGGGCGTTAGGGCGCACAGGCTCCCAACGACGCGCCATCTACGAGGAGATTGTCCTACGAGGCGGTTTGACCTGCGACGAGCTGTGCGTCATCCTGCACCTGTTAGTCCAGTCAGCCACCCCAGCCATCAACACCCTCGCTCGAGACGGATGGCTTGAGGACTCAGGCAAGCGCCGACAGACCCGATCAGGCAACGCCGCAATCGTCTGGGTGGCAATCCCATGAACATCTTTTTCGTTTCCGTGCCCCTGTGTATCTTCTTTGGGTGCTTATTGCAAGCCATGTACGACGCCAGCAAGAACCCACGGCCCTACCACCACCGCCCATACAACTGGGAACTAGAAGACGAGGACCTATGGGACTGATACCCACCTTTCTCTACGAGGAACTACGCTCAGAGGACGGACTTGTTCTTGTCCAGATCTTTCGTGACATTCATAATCCTGACCTGATCATTCGCACCACCGTCGCCACTAGGCGTTGCCGTGGGCAAGTGTGGGGGTCGCCTACCAAAGTTGAGAAGGTTGATTAAACGTGCATTGCTCTGCTTCGCAGTACTCACCGTATCTATCCCGTCCGTGCAAGCATCAGCTGCACCCGAATGGAAATGCCCCCAGTGGCACGACCTATTCCGTAAACACAAACTCCCCATCGAATGGGCCGACAAAATTTGTTGGCGTGAGTCCAGAGGGGTCGCCCAAGCGATTGGGTGGAACTACCGCCAAGGAACCGACCACACCAACTGTGTGCTATCGCCGGCACCTACTTACAAGAATTGCTCGGCAATTCGTTCTTATGATGTCGGCATTATGCAAATCAACAGCGGGCACAGATCGCTGACCGCTCGGGTATGTAAACGCCCAGCGCGTCAACTGATACGCTCTCTGACAGACCCTTCCTGCAACCTGAAGGTAGCTAGTGTTCTTTGGGACAATGGCAAAGGTGCATCACACTGGCGCGCAACGTCAGGCAAGTAAACACAACACATTGGGAGAAACAATGATTAACAAACCACACTCGGTTGCCCTCCGCTTAACACCTGAGGAATACACCGCCCTTGTCCATGTCCAACTGCGTGACGGCGACAAGACCCTTGCAGTGACCCTGCGTAAGGTTGTCGAGCCTCTCGTGGCTGACGGCGCTAAGTCCCTCGAAGTCATCCGTAAAAAGGCTGAAGCTAAAGCCAAGCGCGACGCCAAGAAAGCCGCTGCACATGTCGTTCAGTGATGATGCACTAGCCCAGCGCCTAAAGAACCTCGCCACAGATCGTCACCTTTCTGGTGATGCTGTCGGCGCTAAATGGCTCTATGAAGCAGCTGCACGAATCCTCGAACTGTCCGACATTGTAAACACGTGGCACCCATCGTTGGGGGCACGTACCGAGGCGACAGCATTTGAGTCATACGGCGAAACCGTCGTGTTTAAAGTTAAAAATCCTTGGGAGGACTTGCCATGAGTCTGGAAGATTATGAGCCCGTTGCCGTCAGGCTCTCACGTCTGTTAGAGACCCTTAGGGCTCGAGACCTTGAGCCTCGCGTTGTCACAGTCATGCTGTCGCAGCCTGGATCTGATGTTTGCGTATTCCGTGCAGAACTGTGGATTGGAGAGCAACTCATGGCCACTGGACATGCTGAGGAAGTGCGTGGTCAAGGCAACGTAAACAAAACATCCCACGTGGAGAACTGCGAGACATCTTCGCTCGGCCGCATGTGCGAGTCATACGCACCGACCTCTGACCACACCAAGCGTCCGTCTCGAGAAGAGATGCAGAAGGTCCAGCGGGTCTCTGGGGCTACCACGATTACCGAGAACGGCGACCTTGCCAGCGATAAGCAGCGCAACATGATCCGCGCCGTATGCAAGTCACTAGGCAAGACTCCACCGGTCAACCTTGACGGCATGACTAAGCGCCAAGCATCGGCCTACATTGACGAGCTCAAGCGTCTAGAGGCTGGCGAGCAACCAGCACCGCCACACGATTACGACACCCCTGAGGAGCCCTTCTGATGGACAATGGAACGATGCGCGATTACATTGCAGACCTCATCTTGCAGGTCAACGATCTACAGGATCAAGTGCGTTTCTGGCAGGCGACCGCCCAGCAAGCAATGGAAAACACAGACAAGGCCTTAGCGGTTATTGAGCTGCATAAGGCCATCAAAACTGAACTAGAAAAATCAGTTAATGGTTGAGTTCTTCTATTTCCTGTCGCACTCGTTTCTAATGATGGTGCTGGGCGCATGGCTCGCCCGTAAACACATCTAGGGGGCATCTTGGAATCATCAGCACACGCAGTCGAAATGAACAACCTCAAACAACAGCTCGCAATGGCTCTCGAAGCCCGAGCCCGTTGGGAAGGCACAGCCAACATCCTCGCCGGCGAAATCAAAGACCTTCTAGGCACCGCCGACATGTACAAGCGCTACGAATCACACGCGCTGCACTGGGCATGGGAGCGCACTAATGGACAAAGTTAGTCGCATCATTGAGCACGACTTTCATGCAGAGACGGGCAAGGCAACCTTTAAGCAATGTAAACGCATTTGGTCTTTGTGCATTATTGCCGGCATAGACCCTGTGTGGTGTAAAGGCATGCCCTATGGGGAAGCCATAAGTCTTATAGCGAAACTTGAGATCATTAGGGGTCTGAAACATGGACATGACTGAGCGCATCTTTCAAGATCACGTGTTGCAGCTGTGCAAGATGTACGGCTGGTTAGCGCATCATGTGCCACCAATGCGCTACAACAACAAAAACGCTCTAGCAAACAACTGGGGCACAGGCGGTCTCGCCGGCATGCCAGATCTAACCCTCATCTCACAGAACGGGCGAGGCATCATCTATGCCGAGCTGAAGACCGCCTCAGGCAAGGTCTCACCGCTCCAGCAACAAATTCTCAACACTCTCGAGCGCAACGGTGCAGAGGTGTACATTTGGCGCCCTAGAGATTTGACGGCAATCGCCGCCAGACTCTCTGGGCTTAAACCCCTCGAGGGGTGAGTGCGAGCATTCATTTCACGGGCAGTAAACCTGTCGCGAACGGCTCACCCCTCACCCCCTAACTGAATACAACCACGGCCACGTACGGGATTGCACTGTGCTGGTAAACACACACGGAAAGCGTGGGTAGAGCTCCCTGCCTATGAGCTGGGGAGTGCAGCGTCGAAACGTCACAAATCCGTATGGTGTCCGTCCACTGGTGTTGTTAGAACATCCGGCAGCCTGAGCTACTTGCTCGAAGTGTGGGGGGCAAGCACCGAGACCACTATCTGCATAACATGGAACCAACCGCAGCGCGAAGCGCAAGGGCGGTAGGAGAACAACACATGCCATCGCCATACTCACACCCCGAATACCAACGCAACCGCAAGATAATCCTCGCCGGCACACAACTCACCTGCGCCATCTGTGGACACGGCGACATCGCTGGACAGAAGTGGACAGCAGATCACATCATCCCCCTCATGGCAGGAGGCGACCACAGCCTCTCGAATCTTCAGCCAGCGCATTCCCGTTGCAACAGCAGACGCGGGTCCCTTGACCAAGCACGAGCCAACCACCAAAAAATCGCCGGCAGAAACCAAGCAGTAAACACAGCCCGCCGCGCCGACCCAGCCCCCGAAAGAAATGAATCACCAACCGCAGCATTTTTTTCCACAGACCCACTGAC